ACTTTTACGATTTCCGATACCGCCGACAACTCCGCAGACGGTGATGCCCAATGTACGATTCACATGGCAGGTCGTTATCATTCTGGAACTGCTAATCCTCTCGCCGATGCTTACTCTGATGTAAAGCTCGTATCATTCAAAGACAGCGCTGACGGCACTGGAGGAGCAGGATTTCAAATATGGAGTTCTGCGGATAGTACAGGTGGGTTGACTAAGCATCTAGAAATTGGTAAAGATGGAAAAGTAGTTATGAATGCAACAGCAAACATCTTGAGTATTACAGATTCAAGCAATGCAAACCAGTCAGGATATGTCGGCTTCTATGACGATGGGACTGCTGGGAGATTAGGTTACGTCGGCTATCCCGCAAACGATGACCTCTACATCAAGCAAGAAGATGCCGATGGCGACCTCTACATCATTTCAGAGAATGCAAGAATTTATCTTCAAGCATCAACATATTTCTTCTGGTCTATTGGTGGCACTTATGAAATGCGGTTAGACGGTACAAGGTTGCGACCTTACACAGACAAAGGTTTATCACTAGGCGATGCTGCAGCACGTTGGAATGTCCTTTATGTAAACGAGATTGAAGCAGACTTAGGTTCAGCTTCAGATCCTTCCTACACGTTCAACGGTGATGAAAATACTGGAATGTATTCAACAGCAGACGTTCTCAGATTCTCAACAGGCGGAAGCCAGCGAGGACTGTTTAGTTCATCAGGATTGTATGCCATCAAAGCAGTATCGACCGGAACATATGCCTTTTGGGCATCAAGTGGTTACTTGGTCGCTTTCTCGTCATCGATAAGATTCAAAGAAAACGTTGCGAACCTTCCGAAATCAGAATGGGAAAAAGTGTATGATTTGCAAGCAGTCAGCTTCGATTGGAAAACAGATGGCACTGTCGAAATTGATCCCAATAGGGGTAAAGAAGATCATGGGTTCATAGCAGAGGACGTTGAGAAGATTCTTCCAAAGGTTGTAAATTACGACGCTCTCGACCATGAGGACTTAAGCAAGGGTTATCAAGTACAATCAGTTAACTACGGTGAGTTAACGCCGTACCTTGTCGAGGCGATTAAAGACCTCAAAGCAAGGATCGAAACATTAGAAGGATAAATGGTGGACATAGAATTAACCTCTCAAGAAGTACTCGAAGAAATGCAACGACAGTTTCCGAAGGAGACAACTATCGTCGTTCAACAATTACAAATTAAGAAGTTGACTGAATTGGTTCCCGCCGATGATGTCGACGATGACATCGACGATGCCTAAGTATCGAGTCGTCGCTAACCAAATTTATTACAATCAAGTGACCGACACGTTCGAGGCAGGATTGTTGTTAGGTGACTCTCAATTGCAACATGGCGACACGTTCGAAGCGAAAGCAAGTCAAGTCAAAGATGTTAAAGCTGCGGGAGGCGTGGTCGACGCATAAAACGAGAAAGCGCCTCACCGAATATGGCAAGGCGCTTCTCGAGGGGGAGGGGCTGTTGATTAGTTTAGGTTGTCGGTTTCAAACCCTTCGTTTCGTCGTGGGTTGTACATATCGACATAGTGACCATGAATCGCTGTTGCTGTTTCAGCCATTCCATAAATCTTAACCTTTGGGATGTCAATGTTGAGCAATTGGACAGGGTGTGACAATCCTCGACCTTGCGCTGCTCGCAATGCGTCGAACCTTTCAGGAAGGTTTGAGCTTCGCTTGTTTGCAATGTGTCGATTATAGGTCCATACGATGTTGCTGTAATCTTTGCTATCCAATGTTTCGCCTTCTTTGACTCCCCATGACCATGTTTTGATGTTGCCGTTAGGAAGTCGATTAGTGAACTCTAACTTGTCCATCGTTTCATCGTCGAGGTACGCTATTGCCTTCATGTCCTGCAACCCGCTGAGGTCATCGCCAAACATGTGGTCGACGTATTCTTTGCCTGTCATTTCTCCGTCTCTAGCCCTATGGTAAAGATGAGGACATGCTTCGGTGTTGCCGTCATTAACGAAATTGAACACGCCGCCAACAAATGTTAGTTCGCCATCGATGATGTCGAGATCTCGAACGATGCGCTCTTTGACGACCTTCAATGTGTCGGCAGAATATAATGTGGTTTCTTTGTCAAAGTATCTTTCGTTGTTTCTGAACAATTCGGCATCCATGAATTGAGGAGCATCGACATCTGCTTCCAAATCGCAAAAAGGGCGAGTTCTGTAACTTTCTCGATATGCGGTAAACCCGACACCTTCGACATGCCACGAACCGTCGCCGCCTCTGATAATGAAATGACCTCGAGCGACTTTGTGTTGCCCATCTTGCAGAAAGTGAATTAAGAATTCTTCTGTTCGATAATTGCGATAGTGCCACCTTTCGTCATTTCGGTCCTTAAATTGTTTAGCTTTCAGCTTGTAGCTGTAGCGGTTGAATGTTGTTTCTGGAGACATAATTTCCTTTCGTTGATTTTTAATTGTTGCTTCCATACTGATTATCATAAGCCCTATTATACAAATTGCGCAACATGGAGGAAGGAAATATATCGATTGGTTTGAGACAACCCTAGAACTATGGGTTAAAGTGATCCATATGGCTAACATATTCAAACGCAAGACTAAGAAATTGGTCGATTTGCACCTTAAAGAAATTAGTGGTGTCGATCACCCTGCTTCACTCCATGAGGGTTGGGCAGTCATGAAATCTTCAGACAATGACTTAGAGCAAGCGTTGGGAGATGTTGTCATCGATTCAACAACAAACGAACCAATGGAGAAAATCGTGGAAACAGAAACCACTGAAATTCAACCAGAGGGCAATGTTGAAGAACCAGCAGTAGTCGCAACGACCGACTTCGAGAAAGCTCTCGACGATGTTCGAAAAGAACTCGCCGAGCAAAGAGAGAGAAATAGCGCTCTCGAAGAAGGCATTGAATTACAGAAAGCAGTTTCTGACGCTCAACGATGGAACATTATTCCTGAACTTGATCCTACAGAATTTGCTCCTGTGCTTCGATCATTGCGTGCTGTTGATTCTGAAGCAAGCGACAAACTCGAGATAGTTCTCGATGCCGTCGCTGTCGCTCTCGGCGAAGCCGGAATCTTAAAAGAAGTCGGCTCAGACGGCGCTCCTGATGCAGATGATGCTTATGGTCAAATCGAACAAATCGCTAAAGGTTTGGTCGATGAAGGCAAGGCATCATCTCTCGCTGATGGAATCGCACAAACAGCAACTAATCACCCCGACCTCTACAGCGCATATGTCGCTGAACAGAGAGGAGCTTAAATTATGGCGTACGAATCAGTTGGAACTGATCTCGGCTTCTTTACAGCCGCCGCTGATCTTTCCTCAAAGCAATTTTATTTCGTTAAACTCGCTTCTAGCACGACTGTCAACGTTTGCGCAGCAGTCACAGACAAGCCAATTGGCATACTTCAGAACAATCCTGAATCAGGTGGGCAAGCAGTTGTCCGCTGTTTCGGCGTTTCGAAAGTATCCGCTGATGCAACATTAGCAGCAGGCGATGTCATTGGGACCGCAGCAGACGGACAGGCACAACCCATTTCCTTGGGTTCAGAAACCACCGTGCATGTTTGCGGGCAAGCTATCGAAGCAGGTAGCGCAGGCGAAACCTTAACGGCGTTTATTAACATCACAAACGGCAGAGGAGCCTAACATGCCACAACCAACCCAAACCGATGTTCATATTGACGCAATCCTAACCAATATGAGCATTGCCTACACACAAGAGGCTTACGCTTTTGTCGCTGGAAAAGTTTTCCCAAACGTTCCAGTTCAGAAACAAAGCGACAAGTTCTTCACATACACACAAGCTGATTTCTTTCGAGATCAAGTAGAGCTTCGTGCCGATGGTACAGAGTCAGCAGGAACCGGCTACGGCTTGTCCACAGACACTTACTCAGCACTTGTCTACGCATTGCACAAAGACATCGGCGATCAAGTAAGGGCTAACAGCGATGCTCCATTGTCACCTGACATGGACGCTACTCGCTTCCTTACTCAACAAATGTTGATCCGTCAAGAAATTGATTGGGCAACAAATTACTTTGCTACTTCTGTATGGGGAACCGACAGCACGCCATCAACACTTTGGAGTGCGGCTTCAGGTTCAACACCTATTGCAGACGTTCAAGCAGGCATCAACACAGTTCTATCGAATACCGGCTACAAGCCAAATACTTTAGTTATGAGCTACAAAGTATTTAGTATTCTCAAGAACCACGCTGACATTATCGACCGATACAAGTACACAAGCAGTTCTTCAATCACTGAAGAATTACTCGCTCAAGTACTAGGTGTCGATCGTGTCCTCGTAATGGCAGGCATCAAGAACACCGCTGCTGAAGGAGCATCTGCTTCCTACAGTCAAATAGGTGACCGTGATGCTTTGCTTTGCTACACGGCTCCCAATGCGGGAATCATGGCTCCTAGCGCTGGCTACAACTTCTCATGGACAGGGCTTGCCCAATCCGGAGGAATCGGAACCAACACAGCTATCAGTCGTTTCCGTATGGACGCTAATCGAGCAGACAGAATTGAAATTGAATCCGCATGGGATTTCAAAGTCATTTCTTCAGCTCTTGGATACTTCTTTAGTAACCCAGTAGCAGCCTGATAGAAATTTCCTCCCTTTCGAAGCTGCCACCATCTTCCGAAAGGCAAACACGTTGGGCGGGTTCATTATTGGACCCGCCTAACAAATTTAAGGAGACATCATGACTTGGTCATATTCAGGAGATCCCGATTCAAGCGCTATCGATAGTGTTCGATTTCTTATTGGGGACACAGACACCAACGATCAACTTCTAGCAAACGAAGAAATCTCATGGGTCAATAGTCAAGTCAGTGGAAGCACAACATCGACGGATTCTCTTTACACCGTCGCCTATCGTTGCATGGTCACAATTGCTTCGAAATTTTCTCGACTTGCCGATCAGTCGATTGGCGACATGAAAGTCAACATGAGTCAGAAAGCGAAAGGCGCTCGAGAGCAAGCAAAGGAATTGCGTCGACTCGCTGAATCAGAAGGTGGCACGCCTACGCCATATGCGGGAGGCATAACAATTTCTGACAAGGAGATCGATCTCGACAACAGCGATCTCGTGAAGCCATATTTTAGGTCTGGGCAATTTGCGAATACTTCAGATTGGGGGGCTGGAACGGACGTAGCGCCTGCCGACATGCTCGATGACGGTTGGGCATCATGACAGGCGCTTCTCCTTCCGCCGTATTTGCAACAGCTCTAAAGAATGAAATGACTCCTACGACTGTCGACGTTCGAACATCAAGCACAGTCAACAATTATGGCGAACGATCATTCTCGGGAGGTGCGACAACCTATCCCGCTTACGTTCGACGCATAACACAAGCGGAACGTGATTCAAGCAATGACCTTATTAAGTGTGACTATGTTGCTTACATTCCTGACCAATCATTGACTCTCGCTGTCGATGACCAAATAACACTTCCCGCTCCTATTTCTGGAACTCGACCAATCGTTCAAATCGATATTCGAAGCGACGCATTGGGACAGGTGGGAGTCGTTGCATACATGGGAAGGAGAGTAGGGTGACAATAGTTCTGAAAGGCACGAAAGACCTCAAGATGAAACTTAACGCTGGGAACATTCGAGTCGCTCAAGC